TTTACGCTGATTCTATCTCATTACCTGCCGTTGTTTTCGTCGCGGTGACATTGGAGAGATTGGCCGGCATGGGGCTTTCTCCTGAGTTGGTGAGTGATGCTTGACATCTGGGAACGACAGTATGATGTCGACACGACGGAGATTTTGACCAAGGGCATTTACGATGGGTAATCAGCAACGTGAAGTGAACGTACATGATAAACAACTCAAGGCACTAGAGTTGCGCAAGTCTGGCGTATCATACGATGCGATTGCCGGCAAAGTTGGATACCGTAGCAAGCAGGCCGCATTTGCCGGTGTCAAGTCTGCACTCAAGAAGACGCTACAGGAACCCGCCGACGAGGTGCGCAAACTCGAATTAGAACGCCTCGACACTATGACACTGGCGATTGCGAACGATGTCAGGCACGGCAATCTCGGAGCGATTGACCGCAACTTACGGATTATGAAGCGTCGGGCTGAATTGCTGGGCCTCGATGCTCCGACCAAGATCGCCCCCACAGACCCGACAGGAACGAAGGAATATGATAGCTCTACCGATGAGCAGCGAATTGACCGGCTTGGTTCCATTCTTGACGCCGCAAGAGAGCGTCGAGATCGACAAGATTCTGGACGAGATGAGTCCGGAGGCGAAGTGGTATGAATCTCTTGTTGGGCCGGATGAAGTGTCTCCGGTTTCATTCCATATTGGGCAACGGTGGGCATGGGAAGCTACTCAGCGGTGGGTGGCTATGATCGCTGGAACTCAGTCTGGAAAGTCGGCTTTTGGACCATGGTGGTTAAAGCGTGAGATTGAGCGATGCGGACGGGGAGACTATATCGCAGCAACAAGCTCGTATGATTTGTTCAAACTGAAGCTCCTCCCTGCTATGCTCAAAGTGTTTGTGGACATCTTCGGTATAGGCAAGTATTGGGGTGGCGATAGGGTCATTGAGATTTGCGAGGACGCCAAGCCTGGCGGCAAGTTCTACGCAAACACCAGCAAGGACGCTATGTGGGCCAGAATCATCTTGCGTTCGGCGGAATCGGAGGGTGGCTTGGAAGCAGCAACAGCGAAAGCGGCTTGGCTAGACGAAGCTGGGCAGCTGCGTTTCGACGTGCAAGCCTGGCGCGCCATCAAGCGACGGCTGGCATTGAATCAGGGACGGGCGATCATCACTACAACGCTCTACGCACTGGATTGGGTGAAATCCACCTTTCTTGATCCACTTGCAGAAGTCGAGCCCACCTACCGCATCACCGACGAACGCGGCGCTGAGATGACGCTGCGGGAGAATGACGACATCGCTCTGATTCAGTTCGATTCCATCGCTAATCCGTCGTATCCGGTGGCTGAGTTCGAGGAAGCGCGGGCCACCATGCCTCCGGACGAGTTCGCCATGTTCTGGCGGGGGCAGGCGACAAAGCTCAGGACAATGATCTTCGACTGTTTTGACCGAGGTATCAACGTGGTGCCGCACTTCGACATCCCGTACAATTGGGTGGGCGCGGTAGGCATCGACCCGGTGGGGGCGCACGTCGCGGCAGTGTGGGGCGCACTCAGTCCGGTTGACGGCAAGTTTCACATCTACCGAGAATACAGGGAACCTTTTGGGAAAACGACTCAGGGGCACGCCGACGCCATTCTCAAGCTAACCAACGAGCGCATTGTGCGTTGGGTAGTGGGGCAACCGGCAGAGCGACAGCCTCGTCTGGACTGGAAGGCGGCCGGCATTGACGGGGACTCGCCACCGTTCTCCGACTTGTGGGTGGGCATCGGGCGGGTGTACTCCATGTTCAAGTCCGGTGACATGGTAATTCACGACAACTGCGAGGGACTGCTGAGCGAGGTCGGTAGCTACCAACGAGAGAAGGACAAGAGGACGGGAGAATTGACGGACAAGATCCGGGAGAAACACAGTTTTGATATCACTGACAGTCTCAGATATTTAATTTCCTGGATAAGCGAGCCCCGTGAACGGGAAGAAGTCGTCTATATGCCTAACAAGTTCGTGCCGTTTCAATAGGGGGTTGAGATGTCAATACGTGACGTAATGGAGAAACTTGTATTCGGGGCAAGGGATTCTGAATTGCAATGTGGGGGCGGGGTAATCGTAGAGCAAAAAAAAGGGGGTTGACATGAAAATTGAGATTGGACAAATAACGCATGTGAGTGGGTCGGATTTTGACATTGAATTTTGCATGCCTACCGGTTGCAGCACTCCGGTCGGTACAAAGATTGTGATGGAACGGGATGAGCCTCCGAATACGCATCAGTGCAAGGAAATAAAAGAAAGCAAAATACAGCTTTTTCACAGCTCCCGTTTCGGATGGGGCTTATCACTAAGCGATTCTAAATTTATTGAACACATCTGGTTTTGCCCTGGCTGCGGCATGAAGCTGGAGGACTGACTAATAACATAATCGGGGGCTGGGAGGCAGACAATGCCGGGAATCAAGGAGCGAGTAGGGCGGCTGTTCATGGGCCGCGAGATGGACAACCTTCAGCGGGGCGTCGTCGCGTTGGAGGAAGCATACTTGGCCGGGAAGTATACTATGACCCCCGACGTATTGCTGAAGCGGTTGGAGGAGGCGGACTCGTCATTACTCATTGACCTGGTCACCCGTCTCAGTCGGGACTACACGGGGCTAATCGGCTTCCAACAGGACACGGAGACCATGCGGCAGTACTACGTCAACGAGTGCCGGGCCTTGTGGCGCACGGACGTGGTGTCGCAGTTCGCTGTGTGGCTGTGGACCAACTACGGCTTCGGAGAGGACATTCAGATCATCCCGGAGGACGAGATCGCTCAACCCGTCTGGCAGACGTTCTGGGATCACGAACAGAACGCGCCTGTCTTGGGGGCGGACGGGTTGCACATTCAGTCGGAGAACGTCCTGGTCAACGGGGAGTTCTGGTGGATATTCTACATCGACAAGCTCGGCATCAAGCCACCTGTGGTGAGGACAGTACCCACCGACGAGATGTTAGAGATCATCACCGACCCGGACGACGACGCCACACCGTTATATTATCGGCGTGACTGGGTTCACGGTAATGGTAACTCGGCTACCATGTACTACCCCGACTGGCTGGCTGTACAAGACGAAGATCTCCTACAGCGAGCCAACCTGCCGCCTGACGCAGTGCTGGCTCAAGAACAGAACGAGCAGACGATGGTGTGTGCCATTCACGTCGCTCACAACCGCAAGACCTTCGCTGGCCCGGGACGGCTGCGGGGCTGGCCAATGTATTCGGCCGGAGCCGCGTGGGCTAAGGAACATACGCGCTTTCGAGAGAACCGGGCGTCGGTGACCGCAGCCATCGCCATGCACGTCAACAAGGTCAAGGCCACCGCTGGCTCACGAGCAATAGACAGCATCAAGTCCAACCTGGAGTCAGCACTCACCGGAGGCAGCATTGAGAACAACCCCGCCTCCGCAGCAGGCTCCACCTGGGTAGAGAACCAAGCTCTGGACTTGCAGCGGCTCAGTCAACAGACCGGTGCCAGTGACGCCAAGGCAGACGGGGAGTCACTAATGCAGATGGCAAGTCTGGGCGCGGGAGCGTATAGTCACTATTTTGGAAGTGGGGACGCCTATAGGCTCGCCTCCGCAACCGCCATGGAAACTCCTATGCTTCGCCAATGGTCACGCTACCAGAACTTCTGGGGCGCGCAGTGGCGGAAGATGGTCAAGGTCGTGTTGTGGGCTGCACAGACCTACGGCTACGAAGGCCGGACGCAGATCTTCAGCACCATGAACGCTGATGTCAGCACCGACCGGCTAACAGAGCTAGACCTGAAGGACATCAGCGCATCCATGTCGGCACTGCTGCGGGACGGACTGTTACCGTACGTGCAGTTAGGCGTCATCGGCATGGACACTGCTCACGACATCTTGGCTGCGGTGTGGCAGGCTGCGTTGCAGGCTCTGGGCATCTCGGACGTAATGGAGATCATACCCGAGGAAGAGCCGACACCTGAGACATCGGTATTGCCACCGGCGGAGAAGGAGTTACAGACGGCGTCGGCCTTAGTCGAGTTGATGAAAGGATGGGACAGCCGCATGGAAATGGTAGAAGGTGAGTTGCGAGAGGCGCACGTCGTCGGGGAAGCAGTTGAGATTGTATGTCCCTTCGAGGACTGTCACGGGCCAATATCCTTGCGGTATCCAGGACACCCGCCGAACCTGCTGGTGTGTCAGACTTGTGGTCGCACATGGGACATGAATCAGGAGTAAGAGCACGAGGGATGATTATGGCGGTGCGGCATGAGACATCTTGATTTGGCAGAAATCGCAATGATTGGACTTATACCGATTCCATCGACTGCAGGTATCAGCGATGTGCATATCGGATGGCAGCCGCCTGGCAAAACCGATAAGCGGCTCACGGGTCTGTTCGATTACAGCAATCTTGATTCTCTCGCGGGGCACAGAGTTCGTATATCTCGTTATTCATCCTCGTTTAGTGGCATATTAGAAAGACGTGACTATGGAGTATGTCCGCCGTTTTACAGCATGTATATATCGCTTCCGGAAAATGCCGGAGATGCACTGACTGTCTTTCGGCCTCACGAGGTAGAGAGTGTGAGCTTTGGGCTAGGGTCTATTTCCATCTGGCTCAAGGATAGTCGCGGACGTATTGAAACAGAACAATCAGCACGGGAATGGTTTCTAGAACCAATAAAGCGAACTGTTCTGGGGATTATAACAAGAATCAGGAATAAGACATAGAAGGGGGCGATAATGAACAGGCGCGGATTTATCAAAGCGTGTCTAGGCGCAGCGGGTGCAGCAGTACTGGCTCCGCTGGTAAAATTGGGAATGATACCGAAGATGACAGGGGTTGTTCCTCGACTTCCTGGCCAGGGCAGGATTCTGAACATGGGTACTATCAAGAAGAACTATCGGGGTGGTTGGGACATTGAGGACTGGTGGGTAGATATGAAAGGCGCGGATCGCGGAGCTGCGGGAATTCTTGTCGATGATGATCGGGTAACGGTCTGCGGATACTCGCTCGATGAATTGCACCGGTTCGGAATGAACAATAGTGCCCATATCGCGTAGAATGAGCACCGCCAGGAAACACAGAAGGGGCAACGATGAAGATTGAGGGGTTGGTCGCTGCGAGGGAAAGAGATTCTCGATATTTCATCTGGAGCTCAACGGATACAGAGCAGCATATTTCTGTTGGCACAGATGTCACCGTCGAATGGGACGACAGGTCGGAGATGACACTGACAGAGATCGCAGAGTTGTGGCGTGGCAGGCGTGGTGAGTGTCTACTAGAAGATATTAGTCATTGTCCTTTCTGCGGGGAGAAGCTGCCATGAGCGTAGACGCGACTGACAAAGATCGGATAACAAAGATATTCCAGGATTGGTGGGAAGGTGTCCTTGCGGCAATGAATGAGTTTAGTATCACGAGTGCGGGCCGGGATGCGATGATGAGTGACGCCCTGAAACAACGGAAGACTTTCGAGCACATTTTAGGTATTAACTTGGAGTAGCCATGACCGTGCCGCGTAGAACGAAGCAGGCCCTAGAGGCCCAGAGACAGCGAGAGTTGTTAGACCGCGAGACATTGCGCGACTTGACAGCGTTGCAGGCCCGTTGGCGTAAGCGTGGTATCGAACGTCTACTTGCTGTGTCCGACGAAGAGTGGCAAGCTGTGTTGGACGCTGATGCGGAATGGGAAGCCCGACAGACCATCACCGTCGAAGTCGCCTTTAAGGAACAGTTGACACCCTGGGGGCAGCTAGTCGCCCACGGCAGCCCGGTAATGAAGTTCGCGCACGGATTGAACATGCGTGACGAGACCGCAGAGCAGACGCTCCAGGCAGAACTCACCGCGCAACGGGCCAGAGCCTACGAACGCGAGATGACTGTGCAGGGTCAGCAAGTTGGCTGCGAAGGATACCGCGCTCCGCTACGCATCGGCCCGGAATGGGTAGCACTCAACCAACAGAGTGCCGACGACGCCAGAAGTATCACCAACACCTACAACAAGGACTTGGCGAACCAGATCAACAAGATCCGCAAGGACGTACCCACCGCCAACCGCCATGTCTACGCCAAGCGTATCAATGCTTGGGATGCTAAGCGATCCACATGGAAGGACAAGGAAATCAACCAGTGGACTAATAACTCAGCTCGGGGTAAGGCGCAGGCCGACTTCTACCGGAACAACGGCATATCGGAGGGGACAGCCGTGTTGTATCCGAGGACAGGTGTGTGCCCGGTTTGTGTTGGGTGGATCAATCGCGGCGAAGTGCCGGTGAGTGTGGCGCTGGCAAATCCCGGTCCGTATCATAATTTTTGCCCACATTATTTCAACATCACCACGCCGAAAGTCCCGCCGGAGGACTGTGCGAATCTGTGGCGTCCTGGTGGCCCGTCCGGGTCGATAGTGCCTAGTGTGCCGACGGAGCCGATGGTGGTCGAGCCGCCAGAGGCGAGCAAGGAATTTGCGAGAGTGCGGAATCCAGAAAGATGGGCTGAGGAGCATTATCAGGATTGGGAATATGACCTGGGGCGATCCGAGAGACAAGCCGTAATTGACTATACAGGGTCTTTGCATTCAACCGTAAACGCAGCATTGCGTTATGATGATGCTAATGCGCTTAATCTCTATCGGAGGAAAATTGATGCCCTGGAGTCGGCACTGGCCAAAGCCAGCACACCTGAGGATATAACATCATATCGTTGTAGCAAGGCGTTAACAAACTCTGTAGCTGATACCAAGAAACTCAAGGGTTCTATTATTCAAGACAAGGGTTTTCTATCTACATCCCTAGATGCAGATATAGCTATATCGGATTTTGCAGAGGAAATTAGTACAGGTGCATCACCGGTGCTCTACGAAATATCAGTACCAGCAGGCACAGAGGGGGCCGCTGTAAGAATGTTGTCTACCAAACCATTGGAGGAAGAATTTCTCATTCAGAGGAACATAAGGCTATTGATTACTGATGTTACAGAAGAAACAAGAGCTGGCAAAAAGCTCACCAAGATATTGGCGGAGATTATTCCATGACGGGTAAATTTGTATGGGACTTGGTAATTGCATCTGATGGCAAGATAAATGCTAAGTATATAGCTTGTAATTCATGCCAGCATTTGCGTGATAATGACAAGTGCAAAGCCTTTCCCGGAGGTATCCCGGAGGACATCCTGGTTGGCGAGAACGACCACACCGAACCCTACCCAGGCGACCACGGCATCCAATTCGAGCCAGTGGACAGAGAGGAGCAGCCATGACCGACGATAGACAGCGACGGGATGCGATGAACGAGACTGACAAGTTCGTCAGGGCGATTCATTGGGAAAATGAGGAACTGGCAAGCGAGCTGGGCATGCAATTGACGGCCGCAGAGATGCATGAAATTAAAGACGCTCTGATATATTTGTGGGTACAGGATAAGCTGCC